ACGACGCGCCGAACGTTCGGCCCTTCGCTCGGATACACACCGATTACGAGCGCCTGAATGTCACGGACGTAAAACTCCAGCATACCGATTGACGTGACGTCGCGCGTGGCGTGATCGCTGAAAAGATCAGAGTCGACGCGTACGTCGATATCACCGTAACCGCGGCGTATTTGTTCGAGATGTGAGATCAGTTCGGAGCACTTCATGCGACGGGACTCATAGTGTAGTTTATATCGACTTCGTATAAGAGAGGGATCTTCGCCGACTTGTCGTCGACATGTCCCGTTACGCCTGCGGTGCGGATCGTGTGGAGTGTCACCGTATAACCTGCGCTCGTCGTGTCTCCGATCGGTAGCGTCGCGGCGAGTGCGTCGATGACCTTGTCGATCTTCTCGACGACTGTTCCGTGCGTTACCGCTCCCGTCCCGGCGTTGTTACTGTCGAGACCTTGCAGCGCTACCGCATAGATACCGCAGCGGATAGTCCGCACGTCGTGGATGTATTTCGATTCGGCGTTGAGTTGTGCGAGGTCGTCGCTGATGATGTTACAGTAAACTACTGTCTTCGTTGTCGAGTTGAATGTTTCTTTTGTGAACACCTTATGCACATCGAACGTCGTCTCCGTTGCGAGCCCTGTGCGCAGCGTATCGAGGATGTATGCGTATCGTGACGTTGTGGCCATGTTATATCAGTGATAGTCGTGAATAGATTTCGTTTACGATGCGCGCGAAGCCATTCGTTGATCCTGTGAATCCGCCCGCGTCGATCGTCTTGTCACCACCTGCGAACGCCTCGAATGCGGGTGTAATGTAGGGGCGCTTCGGTATCGTCGTCTTTAGTCCGCGTCCGGCTTGTCCCCCGAACTCATGAATCCGCGCGTAGGGGATCACGTCGAGATCGATTCCCCAGACGAACGAGAACATCGTGCCGCCACCCTTCGTCGTCGTAGCGTTGCCCTTACTTTTGTAAACCGTCGCAGCTCGTAAGAGATTGCCCGTTACGATCTGCAGCTTATCACCACCGCCGCGCGGATAGACGGGGTTGCGATTGATCTCGTCCATGTTATCCGAGATATCGACGGCGAGTTCGGCTTGCAGGATCTGAGGGTCCATGGCGTCTTTCACGATGCCAGGAACGCGACGAATTAACTCACGAACGTACTGTTCAGGCGTCACCACACCCTCGCGATATAACGTGATAGCTTAGACCGAAAACGATCTGTGAGTTCTTTGTATATCGTCGTCGTCATGACGCCGCCCTCAGTCGATGCGACGCTACGAAGTCCAAGGCGGTTTTCACGGCCTGAAAAGTCCGTAAACTTAAAGAGTTCGACGACCATCTCTTCGCATACGTTCTCGACGTCTTTCGGCACGACGTGAGTCGTCCCGTCGAAACCTACCGTCGCATTGACGCGCCATAGGTAGCCCGACGTAAGACCGCTCTCGTAGTAGACCTGAGACACGCCGTCGACCTTCGTCACGATCGCGCCCGTCGCGGTTGTCCATGCTGCGTCGGTCGGGTTGACTTTGTATTGCAGAGACGTGAGCACGACTGGCACTGTGTACGGGAGAACGTAGACGCGGTCACCGTTCGACGTGAAGTCGTACGTTACCGATGCCGATGCGATCGGCTGCTTGCAGATCCCCTCGATAATCGATTCGGCTTGCGTGATAAGCACGCCGAGTTTTGCGTCCTGCGTACTGTCTCCGATGTTGATCCACGATGCGCGAATCTTTGCAGCTGTTGTTAAGGCCATTTCTTGTCCCCCTTCGTTATCAGTTCATAGAGTCCGCGGTCGTCGTCGTTCATGTGCTTAGGCAATCGATATCCGATTACGCGCGTCTTAGGATAGGCTGCAATGTTGACGGCGTTAGACTGATTGCCTCCGAGTAGGAAGACATAACGCGCCGTTTCGCGAATGTAGAATCCCACGTGTCCGCCCCCGTTACGAGTGAGCACGACGATACAACCTGCGGTCGGTTTGCATTCGACGCCCCATGTAGCCCATGACCGCGCCGCAGCTGATCGCGTAGGCGTGTAGCCTGCACGCTTCATGACCCAATTCACAAAGGACGAGCACCACGGAACCTCGTCGGTCGTAGCACTGAGCGTCGTCTCGCTATGGTACTCGATGATCCGTGGGTTGTGATTGAGACCGGGAACTTCCTTCTCGCCGATCTCATCGTCGGCGATCGTCATCCAAGAGAACTTCATTCGTACCTCGCGGACTTTGTCATTTGAAACATCATCTGTTCTAATCCGGCGACGAGCTCTTCGTCGTCGTTACGTCCTAACGTGTGCAGAGCCGCGTGAAAGAACTCATGTAGGAACGAGGCGAATCGCTGCTCTGCGCTTACGCGTTTCCCGTCGATGTGCGACGCGATCCGTAGCATGTGCGAATCGTAGTCGCACTCGCCATAGACGGCGCTCATCTTGCACACTCTTATGCGCCACGTGTAACCGCCGAGGTCGAACGACTTAGGTATCGTCATCGTACGACTCCGTCGATGATACGCTTGTTATGAAACTCGAACGCGCCATCGTTGTTGAACATGACGTGAGCGAAGCCGAGCGTATAACCTGAGAAACGGTTCCACTCCGGCGTCCGCTGACATAAGCAGCCAATAGCCCACGATCCCGTCTGGTTTCCGTGGATATCCGTCTGCGTCCATTCTTGCGAAGTGTGGTGATGTCCAAACGTAATGTTGGTTTTTGCCTTGTCGAGTTTACGCTTTGCAACGTAGACGCCCGACCCGCTGATCTCATGGCCATGAATTACGCGCAGCTTACCGACCTGGATCCCCATGCCGTCATCGACGTACGTGATACCGAGGTCGCGCAGCTTTAGCGTATCGGCCAGGCTTTGGTATTCGTCGAGCTCACGCGCGACGTTCCTCATGTACCGTTTCCACCAGTTCTCGTGATTGCCTTCGACATAGTACATCTTGACACGCTCGCCGAAAAACTTCCGCAGCGCTTCGAGCTCACGGCGTGCCGTGCTGAGTTCGTACTGGAGTCCGTACTTCCGTGCGTCGCGGCCGTGCCTTGTAAGCGAGTACATATCAACGACGTCGCCGTTGAGAATGAGCGTGTCGATGCCTGCTTTCTTGAGATAGGTCACCGCAGCGTTACACGCGTTGACGTCGTGCACTGGCACGTGCAAGTCGTTGATAATACCTAACGACTGCGAGCGAATGACAACCGGCTCGGCGCGCTCGTCATAGCCCGCTTGAAACGGGCCGGAGACAGAACCGCCGAACGGGCCCGCAGTTGTGACCACGGGCGCGTCCGGCTTTGGCTTCTTTGATTGTGCCTTTACTCTGAGCTTATCGCTCACGTTCTGGAGTCGGTGCTCCCGAATGAGTCGCAGCTCTTCAGCGTTAAGGCGTACTGGAGAATTCGGCATGGACAGGACATCCCGATTATGTTACTTGCTATCTTCAGCGAAGAGCGAAACAAGAAAGACAGTGACTGCGATGATCGCTTCCTGCGGGATCACTACGCCAAAGATGGCCTGTGCTCCGACTGCGATTGCGCCGACGATGCCCGTGAGGGTTGTCTTCCAATTCTTCATAGCCTTACCTCGAATGATGGTAAATACGTGCGGCGCTATCATGATAGCGATCCGCGTTTTCAGCTTGACTTCTTCGTACGTGAGGATCGCGCGCTCGGCGAGCGTTAGCTCCCAGAGCTTGTCGATCTCTTCGCTTGTCTGTGGTATCGGATCAGCGTATCGACCGTCGAAGGGAGTCCAGACGTCGCGACGTATTCGCGGCGTCCGTGTGATCTCCACTTCGTTCGATCCACTGGATTCGGTACTCATGGTCTGCAAGTTGCGTCTGTATCATCTCGAGTTTGGCAACATCTACGCGGAGGCTTGTGAACTCGCTTTTGATTACTGCCATATCTTCGCGCAGTGCCACGACCGTAGAGAAGAGCGCCGCGCCCATTGCGAGGATAGCGCTTGCACTGATGCCGAGCATCCACTTGGTGAAGTTGTCGCTCATGCGTTATGCCTTCGGATATTGCGCCTTGATTTCTGCGCGCTTTGCGTAGATCTTGGCGAGACGTGATTCGTACTTCGCGATGTCTGCCTCGTTCTTAGCAGCCTTCGCCATAGCGAGCTCCGCAGTGAGTTCCGCGATGTCTTGCAAGTAGATACCTTTGTTGGCATAGGCATCCGCGCGCTTGACGAAATATGGCGGCTCAAAGTAACCAGACGCGACGAGCTCGTTCCACTTTGCGACGCAATCGTCGTACGATGGGATCGGCTCGTTCGGATCGATCCACGTTCCGACCATCGACTCGTAGGTACGATGTGAAAGAGCGCCACGCAAGCCGAGTTGAGAGATGACGATTCCGAGTTCCATTTATACGTTCCCTCCGTTATACTTAACAGCGCGCGCATTCACGACGCGTACATAGGTTGCGGCGTTTGCTGTTCCCCATTGCATCTTATAGTCAATCGTAATGTTTGTTGTGAAGTCGACTGATGAATCGTAGTCGAGCCAGTTGATAGGACCAGTCATTGCACCGTTGTTATCAAAAGGCCAGCGCGCGGCGTCGTTATAAGTGCCCGTCAAACTTTGAGGATTCAGCACCGTAAAAGTTACTGTGTTACCTTCTCGGAAAAATCTAAATGTGGTTACGTTGCGCCATTGGAACGCACTGTTTCCCACGGCTGTCGCTGCTGTCGAACGTTCGGTGATTCCTGTTCCTCCAATTCGACCAGTCCAGTTGACAGAACCGCCGGAACTTTGCGAGGCGTGAGTAACAACACGAAGTTCCACAGTCTGACCATCGACCCACGTGTTAGCAGGTATGGTGAAACTTGCAACCGTGGTATTGGTTGTGGTGTTCTCTGCATCTGCGGTTGTGACTGTATACGTCGTATCACCAGCCGCAACCGTCACCGCACCAGTTGAACCGTTGACACTTGTCACCGCGGCTTTGTATGTCTGATCGCCTGCGAGATACGTCGTGCTATTCGCCGTGCCGCTGCCGAGGCGCGCAGTCGCTACCGTGCCTGTTGTGATTGCACTCGCGTCGATATTCGCAACCGAGATCCCGAGCGTTTCGTTACCGCCGTTGTTGTTCTCAGTTAAAGCGATACCCGAGCCCGCGACAAGTTTGCCATTGAGAAAGCCCGCGGTTGTGTCGTTGCTCGAAACTTTCGCCGCGTCGTTTGTGTCCACCACCGTTGAAGCGATCGTAAGCGTCTCGTTACCGCCGTTGTTGTTCTCAGTTAACGAAACACCAGCACCCGCTACGAGCTTACCGTTAAGGTAGCCCGGCGTGGTATCGTTGGAAGAAACCGCGGCTTTCTCATCAGTACCGCCGCCGCCCGGAAAAAGTTGTTCGATCATGCGTCGTTATCCTTCTTAGTCTTGAAGGCTTGCCAAAAAGCGTTGGGCGTTCCTGTCGTTGCAATGATCTTTAACGTGCAGTCTTGCCCAACGTCAATTTTACAAGTCGTATTTGTCGGCACTTTGAAACCGCTAGTCGTTGTCGGATTCGTCCCGTCGAACGTGACATGGGCGACGCTATTGTGCACTTCCAAGATGATAAAGTCCGCGCCGTCCGGTGGTGTAATAGTTACCGGCGTCGAAGTGTTCAACGCGATCGTCTGCAGCGTGCCGATTCGTTGACCGGTGAATCCTGTTATGGCCATTTTGTTTTCCTTCGTTTGAGGTTCTCAGCTCGGAGGCCGTAGCCCCCGAACTCAGAATCTAATCTGATTAGCAATACACAACCGCGCCGAGGTTCTGATCCGTTGCGTTAGGATCGAAGTCTGTGCCGTTGTAAAGAACTGCGATAGCTGATCCGTACGTACCTACCGAACCATTGCCCGCAGTTGCGACAAGATCGATATAGCGCTTCTTACCCTGGAGGCTTACGTGGAAAGCATATACCTTGTTATCGTCCGTAGCTGACGGGAGCGCCGGGTTACCAGTCGCACCAAATACCGTACCCGCAATGTCAGCGGCGCCGCTCATACCTGAGTCGTCGCTTTGCTGAAGCTTGAGAGCGCCCATCGCGATATCAGTCGCGCCGAGTGAGAAGATAACGGCGAGCTTACCAAAGCCCGCGGTATCGATCGCAGTTGTCGCGAAATCTGCGTTGTCAACGATAGCCGCAGGCGGCGTAACGTTTACGAACTTAACGTTCTGGAGTGAGTTCATGTTCTGGGTTCCTTATGAGTTCTGTGATACAAAAGCTACGATAGGACCCGCAACACGTGTCGACGCCGTCGCGCTGTAGTTGCCTACGTCATGCACTGCGATATCGACGTACTCAGCTGCCTTCACGTAGATCGTGTCGTTCTGGAATCCGAGCGATGTGTCCGTCTTGATAGACGTGCTCATGCGGTCGCCCATCGACGCAGCTTGTGCGAGGTTACCGAAGTAGCCGAAGACCTGCGAGTTCGCATCTGTGCTCGGCATAACGTCTACGATCTCCACAGGGAAGCCGAGGAAGCGCATACCGAACGAGCCTGCGATCTCAGCTGCAGTAACACCACCCGCACCGAGTGCGAGGCGCTCGCCGCTTGCCGAGAATGCTGTCTTATTGAAATACCACTTTGCACCTGCGCGCGCGTACGTCGGGAGCTTAGAAGCGCCTGTGATGAAGTCGCTCAGCGTAGCCTCAGAGAAGAGGTTGCCACTGATAACTTGAGCGCCGCCGAGGTAGCCCTTGTGCGTGTCGTTTGTCCATGTGCCGCCTGCAGCCTCGAGGACTTGGCGGAACTTGTTACCTACGCCTGTGATACCACCGTAAGCCGATGTGCCGTCACCGTTAAATCCGGCTTCGTCTTCCTTCTTCGCGAACTGACGAGCTACCGACTCTGCGAAACGCTGGCCGAGGTTAACGGTCGCGTTCATGTTAAGTTCTTCGCTGATCACTGCGAGCGCTGTGAGCTTCTTAGCTGTGAGCACTACCGAACCGAACGTCATGTCCGATGCTGTGTAGGCTGTAGCTTCCGAACCCCAGTACGCCGTAACGTCGTCGTTCGTGCGGAAGATGCGGATCGTCTCAGATCCCATCGGCTCGACGCGAGCATTGCGACGGAATACGCCGTATGTC